AATGTCTAGTGCCACATTCCAATTTTTAACAAAACTTAATGAGTAATCTCTTTGTGGTTTTTGATATTCCCACTTACCATTATATTCCATTAACATCTTTTCGTAATGGTTATCCCATTCAGGCAATTGCCAGCCTTTTATATCTTTCATATTATCTCCTATCTTTATTCATTCTTTAAAATTACCACATTAAATATTTGTCTATTCAATTCTGTATTAACTTCAGTTACACCGTGCCAGCCATTTTCAGTATTTTTAAATAAAAGTGATGTGTTACCATCATTTCTATATTGTTGTTTATGAGCAAAATCTTCAGGCTCTGGATTCATTTGTTCAACAAGTTTACCTTTATAGAATACAGTTTGACCACCACATTTATCATTCCAACCTTCTGGCATAAAATATATTAAATGACTACCTAATTTACTTATACTATCAACATGAGGTGATACATCTTGTCCCCATTTTGTTAAGTGCCAATCAAATCTATATTTAAAATTATTACCAGGTATTTCTAATGTTTCTTTTATCCAATCTGAATACTCTTTACTACTAAAAATTTTATCTACAAAATAGTCCCATGTTTCAGATAATTGGTATCTATGTATTTTATATTTGTCGAAGTATGGACTATCAGGCCAAGGAGAATAACACATAAACATTCTTAAATGTGGTCTTTGATTATGATTTCTAGGTTTAATATGGCCTTCTTCTTTAAATAAACTTGCAGCTGGCCATTCATCTCTTAAATCTTCCCAATGTTCTACAAACCCATTAATAAATTTATGTGGTGTGTAACCATCAGTTGTCATTATTGTATCTGGTATATTAATCATCTTGGTGCCTTATCGTGTGGTATATGTAACTCACTTCTTATTTTTGATTTTATTTCTTTATTAGTTACTAGATATCCTTCTATGTGTGTGTAACCTTTTTCTCTAGCCCAAAAAACTCTTTTGTTACCTGTCTGAACATATAGACCAGGTCTAACTTCGCCGTTTGCTTTTATGTGTTGAGGTTTTTTGTATTTGCCGTTTACAGTTTGTTTAATAATACCTTGCACCCAATCTTCGGTGTGTGGCGATACAGTAATAGGGTAAATCATGCCATGGTTTTCAAAAGAAGTCCAATAATCAAACTCGTCCATTCTTTGTTTTAACCAATCATCATTTGGCATACATTTGATTTCTGTTAAATCAAATTCTTCTATTGTGCCGTATAAACTATCAGGATGTTTTTGTGCTCTTAATACTATTTTCATAACCAATTTTTTGTATAAAATAACTATCTGCAATATCTGAAATAGGATTACCTACTTTTTCTGTTTCAAATATTGATTTCAAGTCAATGTTTGTTTCTGCTACAAAGGCATTATACATCATATCTTTGTCTGCGTTTCCTTTTCCAGTTGCACCTTTCTTAACGACACTCGGAACCACCGTTTCGTAAGGAAGATTTTGTTCTTGTAATCTATATTTGAGAATACCACAATTTTCAGCGATTTGAAAAAGACCTTGACCTTTCGAGCCAAAAGAATAGCCTTCAATGTATATTTTGGGATTAAGTAGTGGTGAAATAATATCCAACGCAAAGTCAGATATGTATTTAAATCTTTGAATAGGGTCTTTCCATTCTTTATGTTCATAACCAACAATCTCCTCACTCATAATACCTGTCCATTTTTTCTTATTGGTCAGGTAATAAAACATTAAGCCTGCGTCACCGTCTATATTAACACAAACAGCAGGACTTGTTAAACTATAATCAATTCCAATTATCGTCTTCGTTACTATCGTCATTTGACCAGACTTCTTCAGTTTCGTCTTCATCTTCTACCTCATATCCACAGAAAGGACAAGTAAGAGGTTCTAAGTCTTGCTCTTCTATGTCCCACACTACGGTATATTTAGTTTCACAGGAAGTACAGGTCTTTTGTCGTTTTTCTGCCATTATAGTTTAAATTTCTTAAATTGGTCCTTCTTCACATCTTGTTTGATACCACCAATAACATATGATTCAATCTCTGTTTCTTGTGGTGCGTTTTGTGTACCCTTTGAATTCAGCCAATGGTCTACCCACGGAAGTGGATTTGTTTTTTGGTCGTATTGTGGTGTTAGGCCGATTGCCTTCATTCTTCGATTGGCCATATATTCTACAAACTGGTGTAACAGTTTTTCTGATAGTCCAATCATAGCGCCTTTGGAAAATAGATATGTTGCCCACCTTTTCTCCTCTGCTAATGCGTCATCATACATTTTATATAGGTCTTTTTCACATTCTTTTCTAATTTTAATAAAGTCTTTGTCATCATTTCTATCATGCCAGTTATTGATAACTGTTTGTGACATTGCAAGGTGTTGACTTTCATCTCTTGCAATAAAAGAAATAATCTTAGCAGAACCTTCTAATAGTTTAAGTTCACCAAATGCAAATGAACAAGCAAATGATACATAGAATCTAAGGCCTTCTAAGATGTTTACTGTACACATTGCTAGATACATTTTCTTTTTAAGTTCGTAAAGGTCAACTTTACTCTTATCTAAATGCCATTTATAACCTAAGTCAATAAGTTCATCATACATTTTTGTAACCGATTTACTTCTCTTT